TAATGCGGATGAGGCTGCGGTAGTGAAAAAGCTGGAGACTGTCGGCCAAGTGCTTTCGCAGTACGACCGGCAGGGCCAAGCTCGCTACGATGCGTTCCTGCAAACTTTCTTAGAGGCCATCGATCCGGGTCTGGCCTCGAAGCTGATAGCGCCGGCAGAGGAGGCAACGAACAAGGAGGTCATGGAGACTTCCGAGGATATCGCCAAAATCTTCAGCGGGCAGGTCGTCAACGCTCCCGAGAGCGCCAACGTTCAGCTACGCCTGCAAATGCTTCAGCAGTATCTCCAAGGAACGGAAGAAATACCGGCTTCGGACATTCAGGAGCGAATGCAGACCGACGAACAGTTTGCGGCCAGACTACAGAATTATGCTTCTCAGCTCGAATTTCAGCAAACACAACAGAGGAACGCTTTAACGGGCCAGCTAGGAGCGCCGCCGGGTAACGTTCCGGCCACGGGCTAATGGGCCATGTCCAAAAGGAATTATACTGGCTGGTAGTTTTCATTTTGTTCTTCGTAGAGCGTGAAGCCTTGACCGACATGCTTTTTCTTATCCTCGGCCAGATCGCCAAAATCTTTTTCTTATGAATCTTCAAGAAGCACTTCTTAAACTACATACACGCGAGGACTGGGATTGTATTCTCGACCACATAAAGGTCGAGCTGGAGACGGCCATGCTGGACTTCCAGACTCCCGAGCTTCTCGACAACCCTCAGAAGTTGGCTCGTCTGGCCGGAGAGATTTCGGCCTTCGACCGGCTGCTTCGAGTTTTCAGCCATGCCGAGGAGTAATCTAACCCCGCATGAAATGTTTGCGAACGAGGTTCGGGCCTTGTTGAGCCGTTACCTCGAAGAGTCCGACTTGGACGATGCGACATCGACTTAGAAGAGGATGACGGCTGACTACCGGGACTCGGCGAAGAGTCAGGGCAGTTATTACGAGAGCCTCTTTACGACCGAATGCCTGAAACGGGGCATCGCGGTCAGCCAACCCGAGGGGGATTATTTGCCTTATGACGTCATTACCGATAGCCGGCTCGGCCTGAAGCGAGTTCAGATCAAGGGGACGCGCTACCGCGAATCCTCGGGCTACAAAGTGGTTATCGCCAGTTATGCCCCGGACGCCTTCGACTTTATGGCGTTATACGTCGACGTTCCGGACTTCCGGACATGGTACGTTTTCCCGAAGGAGCTGACGGGGAAAGCCAAGGCGGTAAAACTGTTTCCGCACAACCCGACCAGCAAGGGCCGCTACGAGCCGTACAAGGCCGCCTTCCACCTGCTTTAAGTTTCCTGAGAAAGTAGCCGGCCGAGGTGCTAATATAAAAGTTGGCGGGCTTCGGTCCGCAGGTAAGACGGCGAACTTCTTAAAACGCAGAAAATGGATACGGAAACAATTACCGAGGCTCCGGGTAACGATTCGGGAGCAGAAGATAACGCAGGCACTCCGACGACAGTCGAGGAATTGGCAAGCTCGTTCATCGAGCGTGTCGAAGAATCGCCCGAACCGGAGACGACCGAACCTGAGGCCGGTGAAACGGCAGAAGCGGGAGAGGAAGACGCCGAAGCAGAAGACGTTCTTTCACAGTCTAGTCAGTCCGAGGAGGAAGAGGGGGAGGAAACGGAAGCCGAAGAAGAGGCCGAAGAAGAATCCGCCGAAGGACCGCCCAAAGCGGTAGGGAAGCTTTTGAAGCAGATAAGCCGGTTGACAAGCCGGAGTAAGACTGCCGAGGAAAGGGTCGAGGCCATGCAGGCCAAGATCGCAGCACTCGAATCCCAACCGCAAAAGGCCGAATCGCAAGGTTCGCCGGTTCTGGAGGAGATCGCCGACATGGAGAGCTTGGAGAAAGTTCGTCAGGAAGCAATCGCCGCCAAGAAATGGGCAGTTCAACATCTGGGCAAGGACTACGTCGAAGACGGGGAAAAGGAATATTCCGGGGATGAAATCCGCGAGATATTCGCAGCCGCCGACGAGTACCTGACCGAGAAAATTCCGCAGCGGGCGCAATTCCTACAGGCAAAGGAGCAGTGGGCATCGGACGCGAGTTCGACCTTCACTTTCTTAGCCGAACAGACGGGCGAAAACTACGAGCTTTTCCAGCAGGTCAGAAATGGCCCGCAGTATAAGCGCGTACTGGACGGCCTGCCTAATGGGGATTTCGTAGCCGCCACTCTGGTTAAGGGCATACAGGCCCTCAAGGCCGAGGCGAAAGGGAAAAAGCCGGCCAAAAAGACGCCGGCAAAAACTCCTCCGGCAACGCTCGAAGAATCCGTGGCGCCGCCACCAACGCCGAAGACTGACAGACAGGATAAGAAAATCAAAGCCGCTATCGCACAGGGGAATATCAGCCCCGAAAAGTTCGCCGAATTACTAACTTAATATCTTTTAAAAAATTCTAGGAGGAAAATAAAAAATGGCAGTAGCAACAAGTTTCAACGTTACAAGTACGCAAGGCGCGAGGGAAGACCTCGCAAATATTTTGCGCTTCGTTTCGCCCTCAACCACTCCAATGTATTCCACATTGAAGCAGTCCGCAGCTCCCAAGGCCGTCCTTACGGAATGGCTTGGGGACGTTCTCGCCAGCCCTGACGCAAACGGCGTCATCGACGGCGTCGACATGGTTTTCAACACGGGTTTTGAGGACCAGATCAATTCCCGAGTTCGCCTCGGGAATCGTGTCCAGACGGTTCGCCGAGCCTACGCTGTTTCGCGCCAAGCTCAGATGATCGACGTAGCCCCCGGAGAGAGCCTCATGGCCGCCTCCAAGGCAAAGTCGCTCACCGAGCTGAAAACTGACATCGAAACGGTTATCGGTTCTGGCGCTTCTCAAGTAGCCGGGTCCGGTTCAGTAGCCGCTAAGTCGCAAGGTCTGGGCATCTGGTCCGATCCTGCCGCCGTTGCCGCCGACGTTCCTGCGAGCGTTAGGTCCGTTTCCGGTTCACGCTTCAACTACAGTACACCGGGAGCAATGACCGAAGCGAATTTGCGCTCGGTTCTTCAGGCCGTTTACGAAGCATCCGGATCGAAGACAGACTATCGTTTGTTCGCCGGCCCGGCCATCGTTAACGCGATCTCGGACATGTCGAGAGCCAACGCAAACTCTGCGGCTTTCAATCAAGAAGTAGGCGGAGGTCGATTGACTCTCAGCATTACCGAATACCAGTCGGACTACGGAACGGTTAAGGTAATACCTGACCTCTTCTTGGGACGCGAGGTAGGTTCTGCCATCACTTCGTCTTCGACCGCGAACCCTGCCGTCATTACGACTACTGCGGCTCACGGGCTTACGACCGGCGACACTGTTACTATCAGCGGAGTTACTGGGAATGATGCAATCAACGGGACGTTTGCCATAACAGTAACGGCTCCGACGACATTTACCATAACTGGCCAAACCGGGGCTGCCGGAGCTGGAACAGGCGGACTCTGGACCAGAGGGTACAACACTGACGACGGCGTCCTCAACTCGAATCGAGCCTACTTGATTCCGGGCGACGACACGGTCAGCTTGAAGTTCCTCGAAGGCATCACCACTCAGAATCTTCCAGACTTGGCAGCAGGTCCGAGGGCATTCGTAGAAGCCATGATTTCGCTATGCGTGACTAACCCTCGCGCACTTGGTTCGATCATATAGTTCATAGTTTAGGGATGGGGTTTACGGGGGCCGGCTTTGGGGAAGGCCGGCCCCCTTTTCTTTCAACAAACAAACAATCGGAATGAGCGTAAATATCATAGTAAGAAAAGGTTCTAGCGGAAGGGTCAGCGATGGGGAAGTTGCCGAGTCACTGGCCAAGCGAGTGGATCGGGAGCAGGCTGCCGAAAAGGCAGGCTACAAAGATCGCATGAGACGCATTCGAGCCAACGCCGAAAAGAACCTGAAGTCAGGTGGAGGGCTACGGCCAACCGCCGTCTACGACATGCCCACTTTAATTCGCCATGAGCAGCAGAATCCCGGTTGTACTTCGGATGCAACTTGGATGAGAGAATTTCGCCGGGACAATCCGGAATGTAATCTTAGATGAGGACAGTCAGCTACAATGCTTTTAGGGATAGGTTCACTTCGGCCATCGGAGTTGACACGCTCCTGACCGCCGAGGAGACGGCCCTGAAGCGTAGCCTGACCGATAGAGTTCGCGGGGCGTGGATACGTTCCAAATGGCCCGAACTGATAAACATAGTAACTAAGACCGTAGCCGCAGTTTCGTCCGCCACTTTAAAGGCCGACAGGGCAGTCCAGATCGACAACGCTTCCGACCTCTTCGACGTATACGCAGTTTGGGACAAAGTCCCTTGGGAGGATGACACGGCTCGCCAAATTAGTTATAGTTTAATCGGGGGCTACTTGGTTCTGCCCGCAGACACTTCGGAAACGACTGTCTACGTAGTTGGATCGCAAGTGCCGAGCGACGACTATGGCGGCTCGGAAACAAACATCCCGCAATTCCTCGAACGGCATCTTTTAGCCGCCTGCATCGCCGACCATTATAGGGCCGAAGCCCAAAATGAAAAAAGCAATTTAGAGGAGGCTCGGGCGGAGGAATACCTGCTTCAGGAAATCGACCGAGTCGAGCGCCTTCAGCAACAGAATCGCATCGTCATCAATTCCTATCCGGCCGTCTGGCCAACAGTTTTAATCTCACAAACCACGGTATAACTCATGGGACAAGTATCAGTATATAATCTAAGTGGCGGCGGCGGTTCGCTTTACATTAAAGACACGGCGGCACATGCCGGGGATTTCTTCGCAATCCAATGTACGGCGGCAACTGTCTTCGCAGACCTGACCGGCAATATGGAAAATGAGACGAATTTCATAGCGGACGCAACGAGCTTCGCCGCCGGCACGGTAATTTATGGCCGATATTCTTCGATTACCCTGACTTCCGGAAGCGTAATCGCATACAAGGCTTAGTATGCCAATCTCCGGAATAGCTCAAGGCCTCGGCCTCGGCGGGGGAGCAATGGCCACGTCGAGTGGCGCAGGCGGCGGCGTGGCGTTAACGGATGAATTGGCATACCCGAATGGGCTATGGACGACGAGTAATTACGAATGCTCAGTCCAGCCCATCTACCATTTTGACGCTAGTATTTTGGATGGCGCTGCCGCCGCCAACAACCCGTCTGCCGGGACGGCAGTCGCGACTTGGGGAAATCGGTCTGGGCAAAGCACGGACTACGATGCCGTGCAAGGGACAGCCTCTCAGCAACCGGTTTTTCAAGACACCTACCTAGATTTTGACGGCACTAATGATTATTTATTCGTGAATAACCCACCCGGTTTGACTGGAGGTGAAGCTTTTACGCTAATTACAGTTGCCTACAAAGACGGCACGACAATGTTTGCTCCAGTCGGGAAGCAAGCGATGATTAATTCTTATTATTTACCCCTCAACTATTCCAACGGCACTACGTATTTTCTGGCCGGCAGCGGAAGTGTTTCTACAGCCGGATACGGCCCACACTTTAACTCCCTTCAGCAGTTTGTTTTAACGAAGGACACCAGCAATGACGTAGAGTATTTTCTCCAAGGCAACAACTCGTACAAGACGCTCTCGTATGGCTACACTTTGTCTGGACTCTTCGGCACTTTGGGCAATAACGGCTACTACCACAACGGCCGGATTTACGAAGTGCTGTTCTTTAATAGTCAGCTATCCGCCGCAAATTT